CAACGACCGTGCTGTGAAAGTAACACTCGGACATCGTATCACTAAATGCCAAAGGCTCTACGCCATAGCTTAGAGGAGTGTGCGCAGTAACCAAAACCAATACCCAACCGTACATGAAGGCGGCACCTATCTACTGAAAAAATCTTCTATACGCTCGCTTCTTTTTGCATCGGCGATGTCATCTGCCTGAGTTTCCAACCCAAGATCTTCGACAAATATATCTTCCGGTGTGACCTGAGGTCCTGACATTCCGGGAACAAGGATATCCTCAGCATATCGCGAGGTCAAACTACGATGCTTGTCGAGTATGTAGTCTATCGACTCTGCATTGAAGTCACGGATCTGCTTAACAAAAGGAGCAAGGTTTTCACCACCTGCGTGATAATTTATGGTGCTCATGTCTTTATTTGAATAGTGTAGATTACCGTTTATGAGTCGCGTCAAAATCTTGCCTGCGTGCGGCCTTGACGTTCTTTTAAGAGAATCGAATCCTTCAGGGTAAATTATGTCGTCACCAGGCTCTCCAATCGCCTTCCCCTCTGGTATCACGCCACTCAAATGACCGTATTTGAAAAAATGTTTTATGATCGGATATTTTTCAGGAATGCCGTCTCGAATGAGGGATGCGCGCACATCAAAGAAATGCGCTTGTGGCAGATATCTCTGGGCGTAGTCGCGTAGGAGGGTGGTGCTGAACGCCTGGTCGACTGTTGTGCCTTGTCTCAAAGCTTGCGGCAAAAACCGAGTGACAGTTGGAACGGCTATAAGAGAATGACCTAAACTGTACTCTTCTTCACCGCCTACTGCTGTCAGGTACGGCTTAATAAGGTACTCAAAAGCCTCGTCTGTGCGCTCCCTCATTACATCAGCAATCGCTTCGTCAACTGGGGCTTTTGTCTGATTACGTTGCCGCACTGCCTGAATGTACTCACTGTAAACGTCTGAATAACGCTCTCTTAACTCAAGAGGGACATTCAACATTGCATAGTTTTGGTCAACAACTCGTGCTTGACGGTCCGGGGCAAACTTCACAAGGTCTCTGGCAGAAAACAGGCCCGGACCAGTAATTTTTGGAAGATTTGTAAAATATCCAGGCCGACGTTGGACCATGTCCGCTATTCTTTTTTGTAAGCCGGCGTGCATCAACTCGTGCATGTTCGTCATTTGATTCTTAAATGGCAAACCTCGACGTATTGTTTCTTCAATATTTGTTTCACTATTTATAATCTTATCCCGACTTGGGAAATAAAGACCGTAGTTATCGGTTTCATACTGAGCTGTGAACTCACTTAAAATCGCGGGCATTTGTGTGAATAAATTACGATCCTGGTCGAGAATTTGCGGAATCATTGACGTAATTCCCAAATTTTCTAACGCTTGCTGTTCTCGTAACTCGTCCATTTCAAACGCAGATTGCATCAGCCCGAAAGTCTCTTTTCCCTCTAACGCTAACATGTCTTGCACAAATTCATTATCAGCAAGGATTGCAGCCTTTTTCTTATCTATAAGCTCTTGTTGGCTAGGAGTGTACGAATCTATCGGGTCTGATGGTGACGCCATGATAAAAGCATCAACACGATTATCACCGGTCGTATCAATTGGGGTTTTCGGTATTGCTGGCCTGAAATCGTCAATGATTACACCCGTTTGTAATTCTGCGGGTGACGGCACGCGGAAACCATCCACCTCTTCAGCTGGCGTATAAGGGAAGTTTTCAAATATTTTTGGGGCAATGAAGTCACCGATTTCAAGGTCCGGCACCGGGCTACCCTCTCTATGAGCGTGGACGTACCCCCCGGCGTGATAATTGTTCACGACTTTGGGTATCATCGAAACGATGCCGCCTTCAGCGTACAACTGTGTTCCGGCCGGACGCATCCGAGCCTCACGCTTCGCCACAATGTCCCGAGCATACCTCTTTGTCCCTTCTGGCGACCTGTACATCTCCTCCTTTTTTGCTACTTTCAACGCCGTCAAAGCTGCGTCCAAATCCGGATCAAGTTTGACACGAGTAGTACCGGTGGCAGGAAAAGCATTACCGGCAGTCTCAATGGCGCTCTGCAAAAGGTACTTGTTATTACGGTAAATCGCGTTAAAGGACTGAGCCTCTGGCAGCTTGTCCACCTCAGTGACATACCGCTTCTCAACCCTGCGAATACCATCGAGCATCATTACCCCAAGATCCCGGTTTTCAGGGCTTAGCCTCCGTGCCGCCTCCCCGTAAAGACCTTCACTATTCGTCCGCAAAGCTTCAATCAAAGCCTGTTGGAGATCGTAGCCTTGATTCATTTTTGGTAGAGGTATTTTATCGCCAGAGGATGTAGTGACAAAGTCTGCATAGTCTTTGGATAAGTTCCCCGGTTCACGGGCAACGGCTTGATAACGATCCATGACCGCTTTTTCATCTGGAGTCAAAGTGTCGGCAGTAGGGTACAGCTTCAAAGTTCTTTCGTACTTGCCCTCGCCGCCATGCTGAAACTCAATGGTGAACCCGCGACCCGGTAGATCAAGCTTCTGGTTAATCTCTTGATTGATCAAATCAGCATGAAAATTTTTCGCCGCATCTTCTAAAGCTTGCTTGCGGTTGCTAATACTGGGACGCGATTCACGATTTCTAGGATCAAGAACGCCTGCCTTACGACCAATCTCTTCAAGCGCGGCCAAACCCTCATTACCGTGCTTCGCGGCCCACGCTGCGCGGAACTCGGGGCTTTGCAAACCGATCTCGATCTTCGGTCCGAGGGCCGTGATAAAACGATCACGAGTTAAGTTGAGCATCAGAGGGCTTTCCGCCTCCATTGTACCCAAAATAACAAGCTCCTCTTCAAGCTCTTTCACCCCTTTGGTCACAAGATCCGGATTGCCAAAGCCCAAGGTGTTATAGTTCATGCGATCCGGGCTGGCGATGTTCGTGAACGCAGAGTCCTCGTTGTTTAAGCTTTTTATTTTTTTGAGGTTATTTCGTTGAATGGCGATTCGGTTGCTATAGCGAGCAAGGTCTTCTTTTTCGCGATCGGTCAGATTGCGGACTATGGCCCCGGCCGGAGTGCCAAAACCTTGCCCGGAGCCCAGATGAAGCTCGTCTTCGTTAAACTCTGTGTTTGGTTTGAGCTGAATAGATTTATCGGGGTCATACGCCTTCAGCATGTACTGAGAAGGCGACAACGCCTCCAAATCTGACTCTAAAATGTCACCCGCAGAAAAGCTTTCGACATCATCTCGGTCGAGACGATTACCAAAAAAATCTTCTCGACGTAATTGAACGCTGGGAATGACAATCACAGTGTCTTCCAAAGAAGAGACGTTAAACGTGTCTGTTGCGTCGCCTTGATCCGTGAAACCTTTGACAGAAATCAAAGGATCGCGAGAAACAGAAAAGCCCGGCCGACCTCCTTCCGCGGATTTTGCGGCATCGGTCTCCGCAAGAATTTGTTTTGATCGTTGGCTCATACCCCCAGAAAGAATCAAATCTTTGATTGTGACGTCCATAGAACCAACTGGTTGGAAGCCGTGAACGTCAAACGGGCCCCCATACAGGTTAACCTCTTCTGGAAAGATTGCAGGCTGACCCGTCATAGCGTAGCCCGCGCGCCCCTTGTAAGCAGGGTCCAAAAGGTTCTCAACCTTGTCCTGGTCGATATAAACCTTGCTTTTTGCACCGCGGATGCCGTGCAGCAGCCCACGAGCACCACCTTTACCCGCCCGCATCGCACGAAGCATGTTGAGCTCACTGACGGTCAAAGGAGTGTTCGTGCGCCGCGGTCCGGGTTTGTAACCCTCGCGAAACGCTTTCTGAAGGTCCGCGAGCTCTGCGTCACGTCTCTGTGCCGAAGCAGCCAGAAATGCGTCTAAATCAGTCGGCAGGACCCGAGGATCGTCAGGATCTAGACGAGATTGATCAAACAAATCGCCTTGAGCTGGGGCGTCGCCACCTTCGTCGGCCATCTGCATGACAGAAGTGTCGGGGGCATCAAGAGCTTCGTTCGGTACTGGTATTTGATCGCCTTCGGGTGTGACGGCGACCAACACACCATCTCGATTCTTCAAAATTTTAGAAATTTGCCGACCAAGGATCTTAGAAACTTTGGCTGTGAGCATCTCTCCAAGGCCCGCTACTCCGCCGGCAAGACGACCGGCTTCACGGTACGATTCCAATCCCTCTTCTACCGGGGGCAGGAACGTTTCTGCTAAAGCATCAGAGCCATATTCTTCTACAGTAGCTTGGTAGTGCGGCGCCATGACTTCTACCATGGCTGGGTTACGATTCAGTAAGTAGCTTGCGAAGGGAGCGATATCAGTAAGTCCCCCCGGTATATCAAGTGATGCTCCTTGAAAAGTTCCAATCCCTAGCTCTTTAAGAGCACCTTCCGGAGGAGGTTGATATCCGCCGAGAAAATCATCTTCTGGATTATCCATAATACGCTCTTACCCGCGAACTGCGTACATCGTCATCCGCCCAATCATCCGTAGGCAAAGATACAAAATTGCCTTGACGATATCTCATCAGTGCCTGTGTCATGCTGTCGACCAAGTCATCATACTCACCATTCGGAAATGCCGCAACTTCCTCAATCAGTTCGTCGGCGAAGGTTTCATCCGGAGCATAAATCATGCCTGCTTCGAACAAAGGACTTACTGCATGAACCCTGGAAACCTTGTCGTTGCCTTTTGATGGCGTGAAATTCACTACAGGGATCCCTGTGTTACGCATTTCATGTGTCAAAGGCATACCTGACGCTTTGGCCTCAACAATTACAGTGTCGGGGTCCCAGTATTCATACTGCTCATACGCAACTGTTTTGAGCTCAGGGAAATCCCATCTTCCCTTTTTGCTATCCAAAAGAATGATTGCAGGGGTCCCAGCTTCATCCGGGTAAAAAACGCCCCAAGTCGTGATTGCGCTGTAGTCAGAGCTTTCTCTTTTTGTAAAAGCTGTATCGTAACTTTGAATGACGTACTGAAGATTCGGCACTTGCTTCTTTTCCCAACGCTGCCACCAGTCTCTGGGAATAATAGCGTTGTCTTCACCTGTTGGATTTTGTTGATACTGTGCATTCCATTTTGACGGCGGTATCGAAGCCCGTACCTGTTCAAGGTCATCGAGCGACCAATATTCCGGCCAACACGGATTGCCACTCTCAAAGATTGCCGGGAGCTCTACAACCTCCCACTGATCTGCACGACCATCTTTTGCCATCGCACGGATCAATTGACCGGTCATATCCTTCTCTGACCAGCGTGTCTGCACCAAAACTATAGCTCCACCAGGTTGCAGACGTTGACGAGGGCCCCCTGTGTACCACTCCCAGGCATCGTCAAATCCAGTGTTGGACATGGCAGTTTGCTCAGAGTGCGGGTCATCAATGATAACGAGATCACCACCACGACCAGCAAGGTTAGATCCTACGCCGACTGCGTAATACATTCCGCCACGCTCCGTGTCCCATCGTCCGGATGCTTTGGAATCTGCCGACAACTTCGCTTCAGGAAAGATTTCTTGATAGTCTTCTCGATCCAGAAGGTTTTTTACCTTGCGGCCAAAAGAAACAGCAAGCTCAGTCGTGTGCGTGGCTTGAATAATCTTCATGTTTGGATTGCGGCCCATCATCCAAGCAGGAAAAAGATAGCTGGCAAATTCAGATTTGGTGTGACGTGGCGGCATGTTCACAATCAATCGTTTGAGATCGCCACTGGCAATACGCTCTAGTTTTTCACCGATGAGTCTATGGTGGGCCCCTGCGATGAACTCGGGCCAAACTGTTTGGACAAAGGTGAGAAACGAGTTCTGACATTTTTCCAAACGAGCTATCTGAGCGAGCCTCAGTTTCAAACGAAGCTCTTTGTCCTGCACTTCCTGTGTTTTCATGCCATCTCCGTATATTAGGAATCTTATATAAGATTTTCGTAGAAAAATATACCGTATTGTTTGTGAAAAACATGGCTCTTGACCTCGTCTGCGACGACGGCGGCGGCGGATCGCGGCCCGATCGCGCGGGCCAGCTGCGGGCGCGACGCGCCTGCAACCGCCGGGCCCCGGCCAGCTGCGGGCGGGCTTCGAACCGCGGGCGGGCGCCCGTTGGGCGCGGTTTGCGGGCCAGCTGCGGGCCAGCTGCGGGCCAGCTGCGGGCCAGCTGCGGGACGGTCATCGAGGTTCGACCAGGTCGTGCCTCGATTTGGTTTTGTCCTGGGCAATTTTTTTTTGACCAGGTCGAACGCGTTTTTACCTAGGCGAACCGGGCCAGCTGCAAAACATCGAGGTTCGCGGATCGGGAACAAACAACCGGAATCGAGGGATAAACGATCGGATCCGGCGCTGAGCTGCGCGAGGTTCGCCGCTATTCGATCGCGGTTCGCGGTTCTCGATATGTTTTGCCCGGTGATCGATCGGCTGCTCGGGGCAAGTGTTAATCGATTAAAGCCATAAAAAAGCCCGCCGGGCGAATGAACCGGCGGGCTGGTAGGTTAGATGCAGGCAGGGCTTAAACGCGCTCTAGCGTCGTTATACGCCCATTAGCGACGGTGAAAATATGCGGTTGCCCGATCAAGCGCCCTAAGTCCTGAGACATGGACACAAGGTCGAAGAAATCATCGCCCGGTGGTATCTCATACTCCAACGAGAAATCCGGGTTCCGGGCTATGCCCGCGCCAGCTCGGCGGACTCCTTCGAAGACGATAGAACGCCCGTTCACACTGCGAGGCGTTGCAATGAACCGGGCGTTCATGCCGGCACCATGGCCGGGCCAGCTGCCGCGATCGAGGCCCATTGATTTTTAGCCATGGTCAAAACAGCGTCGCCGCGTTGCTGCCATGTCGAAACATCGTCGGGCTGGGCTTTATGAGCTGCCGCCGTGACGGCATTGACCAACGTCGCGCGGCTGACTGGCTGGCCCGCATATCCCGGCTGGCCCATAGTGGCGAACAAGCCAGACATGACTGAACCGGTTTCCGCCTTGGTAAGTTTCAACACGGTGCCGAGCTGCTCAACTGCCTTTTGCGGGTCGGTGTCTTTATCAAGGATGTCATCGGCTGCAGCTGTCATCTCAGCGATGATTTCATCGAACGCGTCCCGGCTGCTGTACGCACGGGACAGGTCTCGCAACATCAGCGACAGGCGCTTGTTATCCGCCTCTTTCGCTTCATCGCTGAGCTTCGACCATACGTCGCCGTCGCTCTTTGCGCTGCCGAGATGGGCGAAGCGTTTTTGGTTCTGGCGCTCCATTCCATTGTGGCAAGCTAATGTCCACGCGATGTTTCCAATGGCAACCGATCCGTCGCCGGTTTCACTGTTCTTCAGAAACATGCCAAGCGCCATGACGTCGCCGATACGGCGCCCGTCAGGGCTGGGTCGTTCCGCCTGTATGTCTCGGCTCATGACGCGAAGATAAAGCTTCCTGTCGGTCATCACGCCATCTTTCAATTCCCAATTAACGGGGCTTTCGGCAAGCTCGGGAAGTACTGCCTCGATCGCGTCCACATGATCGAAAATTTTATATCGATCGGATTGAATGCAACGCGCGGTGCCGAACGTGTCGTCGATGCTGTCGAAGGTTCGAACAAGGCGGGTCGATGTATCGTCTCGCAAGATTCGGTTAGCGAGCTGGTCAAATTCTTCCCCATATTGATCACGCAACCGGCGGGCTGTTCGGGTCTCGATGCCGATATGCTTTGCCATCTGGTCGAAACAATGCCCGTTCATAATGAAAGTTTGCGTTGGCACGCCTCCGCTACCTTCCATCATCAACGCGGTATTGTCGCAGTTGCCAGTGTGAATCGACATTGACGCCGTCGGCACAATGAAGTCCTGTTTCCGGGCGTGATCCTCGCCAAGCTTTTGGATGAAACGCCCAAAGCTACCGGAAGGATTGTCGAGCTTGTCGACCATGTTTTGATAGTTCATTTTTTTATCCTCTTTCGATGGTTGAAAAAGCACGTTTAGAACGCGCCCCGACACAATATGAAATTTTTAACATACGCGCAAACAAAAACGGGCCCGCGGCGGGCCCGTTCTTTTTGACCAGGTCGTTGCGGTTTTTTTTGACCAGGTCGTTGCGGTTTTTTTGGGGATCGAGGCCGGGTTGCCTTTGCAGCTGGTCCCGGTCCCGCAATAAACGGCCGGAACCGAAACGTTATAAACGTTCGGAATCAAGCCCGATATCCCCGGCGACATGGTGCCGAATGATAGATCGAGGCGACAAGGAACGAACAAAAGTTTTGAGCTTTTCCCCGTCGGTCTGTTCCTGTTTTTGATCGGCAAGCTTTGACCAGTGGAGGTTGACATTGCCACCGGCTGCATAGCATCCGCCCTGTTTTTCAGGATCTGCCGCAGCTGATGCGGTGCGACCATGGGCAGAAAAACCGATTATATAATCGCGGTGAAGACGGGCACATAAAGGCCCATCATCGCCGCCACAATCGGCGCAACCGCCAACCGCGCCATACTCTTCGGGACAACGAACGATGCGAACGCCGCCGACGCGCCGATATTTATTTAAGCCCGCCACGCCGATTTCATATTCATAAGCGGGCGCACTAATCCAGTAAGTCGGATGAACAACGGTAACGGTAGGCGCTTGTTCATGGAACAGCAAAGCTGCCTCCGGGCTATGCGCGCTGAAATTGATTACAGTTTTGTCACTGCTCAACTTATGGGACCAGTAAACCGGATTAAAGTGGGTGTAAGTAAACGAAAAGCCACGCCGGGGCTTAGCGTCTAAAACAGCGTCTAAATATTCTTGATCAATTTGATCGAGCTTGCATCCTTTACCGCTCGGGTTCAGCTCGCATGTTTTCGGGCAAGTTCCGAATTTTTCACCAGCTCCGGCGCGGTATGTAACAGCGCAGCCACGCGTTTTTTTGCCGGTGCTTGTCTCGATTGTTTGCAACATGATAAAAACTCCTCGATGGTCGGGTATCGAAAAATTAATATAACAAATAAAAAAACCGGCTCAAGGCCGGTTTTTCTTTTTTTTCTTTTTCAATTCGTGGAACGGGGTATACCGAGGCAAGCGTGGGTCATTCTCGCCCCAATGCCCGAACCAAAGCCGAGCGACTAATCGCAACAGAAACATGTCAGATTGCGCCCCCATAGTTTTCAACGCTGAAGCCTTGTCGTTCAAAACACTCAGAACAAAAGACATCGCAGTTCTCCGTGTAAAACGGCTCCAGTACATAGTGGCCGCACTCATCGCATTCAACAGTCTGGCAATCAGAACAGAGAAAACCAGCGTAGTCTCCATTGTCGGCCGGGATCCGATTTACAAAACGACCAGAGCCTGCCGCGACGGATTCTTTGCATTCAACGCATTTTTCGCCTAGATCGATCATGCCCGGCGCCTTTTTGGCAAAGGACCATGTATGGTTGAAATGCCTTGCAACACAAACTGATCTTCGGAATGCACTACCATCGTTCCTTTCTCAGACTTGTTGCAAAGCTTGTTAATGCTTTCCCAAGTTTCCCGCGCCTTCTTTCGCGCAGCTCTTTCAGAAAAGCCCCTCGGCATAATCACGGAATGCTCATAGACTTTCACCTCGGTGATTTTAAACGTCACTCGCTGCATCATTCGATTTCCTTTCCATCGTGATATTCAAAGTCCGGCCATTTCATTTCGTCGCCTTCGCCGTTTTCTTCAGAGGTGGCTTCGTATTCCTCATAATCGCCGTCTTTGTCCCATTTCACGCACAGCCTGCCCCATTTAATGAAGTAGTCATGCGCCTCATACAGCTCACGCAGCTCGCCAGACTCTTTCACCGGCCAGTCCTCAATGTGCTTGATCTCCCAAAACTGCACGGTTGTGACCTGATATTTAGCCTCGATGATACGGACACTCATTACATCAACTCCAAACCACGCTTTTTCAAAAACCTTGCGTTTGAATTGTAGTAGGTCAGCATCTCGCTTTCGACCTGATCGGGCCTGCACTGCTCGATCTTCGCTATCTTGCGCCGATATTCAAGCAGCAGCCGACGATGCTCACGGACCGCTTCTTTATTCCCAGTGAAATTAACACTGTTAAGCGCAACCCATATAACACCTACACGGGACTGCTCTTCCGGAACTACAACCTGTTTCATTAAATCCTCCTTTTGGATGGTTGAGGTTCCATATATAAAAACTTAGATAGGCGCAATCAAGTCAAAAAGTGTGTGCCAGTCTTTTTTATCTTCAACCGATTTTCGCGCAGCTGTTTCGAGACCTCTATCAACAAGTGACATCGCCTGTTTTGCATGATACAAGCTCATGCGCTCATCGCCCTTGTGGCGATGGCGCACGATTATCCAAGCACTGGCGTGATTATGACTGGTCAGCCAAGCAATCTGATGAGGCGACAGATTTACTTTGCGCCCCTTGCTTACCTTCAGCTCTATGAAATGAAAACGACCGTGATGATCGCAAACCAAAAGATCTGGCACGCCGGGCTGCGCCCACGTTTCAAGCCGGGTCAGCCGGAGTTCGCTCCGTTTCGAGTTCAATGATTTCCGCAGATCTTGATAGGTCCTCGATTCTGACGGCAGAGGGCCTTTCGTCTTTTTCGATTGGGGTAACATCGATTACGTCGTTCCCGTAAGCCTTGCGTATCTCTTGCAGCTCCCTCTCGACCTCCTCACGCGACATCGAATCAATCGAGCCGTGCCGGATTTCAGATTTGTTGACGTAAATGTTCCCCTGCGCCTGACCTCTACGATATTCAGCTTGAACGGCTGCGGAATACGCGCCGTTTTCTAATGCCAGGTCTCTGATCCTTTGAAGGTCACGGACATGACGAGCAAAGGTGATGCCGTATTTTTGATCTAGCTCAGCTTGATACCTTTGGATGGCGGCACACACATTAGGGTGAAGATCAGGATTAGTCAAAGACGTGGCTTTCGCCGACGCGGTTTTTTCGGAATAACCCGCTCGGGTGGCGGCTTCCTTCTTTGTAATCATACCGTCGTTCGAAACCATTTCTTTGACGAACTTTTCTTGCCGGCGAGTCAGTGGCGAAGAAGCAGTGAGGCGTGGGCGACCTCGACCCCGTTTGATTACATTTGTCATTTACAAGATGCCTTTGAATGTACCGCCTCGACCCGCCATGACGGCGCCACCTTTTTTGTACTTCTTTGCAAGACGAGGGCTGATTTTCTGTTGCACCTTTTCGGGCAGCTTTGAAAAGCCTTTGTACTTTTTCGGCACCGTGCCCTCTTGGTTTCGTTTATCCATGACGCGCTCCTTGTGTGTGGAGCTTCATTAGATACAAGATATGGTGAACAGTAAACCGATAAACAAAAGTTAACCGAATCCTTGTTATTATGTTTCGTCTCCACACAAATGACGAAACACAAAAAACGTAACACAATAGTCCTTGTATATTAGTGACTTACATACCCTGTTACGTCTGTTACGTCTGTTACGTCATTCTCACAGAAAAAAAATATTTTTTTGTTCAGCCACAATAAAGGGGGCGCTGCCGAAACAACGCCCCCTGTTTTAGTCTTCTTCGGTCATATAGAAACGTGCTGACTCTCCTT